TTTCTCGATTCCATACCTGAATTCTTGATCTTGCTCGTCTCCGAATTTTTCAATTACTCGAGAACGATATTCCCTGAATCCCTTATCGAGAGCAGCATATGCTGACATCAATGCTGCGTTACGCTGACTCAAGATATTATGAGATCTTGTCAACGCCGCGATAGAGATAGTACCAAGCAGAATTGCTGGTGAATAAAGCCTGAAAGCTTTCACACTAGTTTGAAAATAAATGAGAGCAACATCTCTCTGACGATCTTTCTCGCTATATTCGGGATGATCGAGATGCTTAGCGATATTAAGCTTTGCTTTACTCTCATCTAGAACTTCATCCATTTTCAACGTAGCGCGACAAGCTAGAACCGTGCTTCCAACCATACCCACAATACCGCCAGCAAGAAGCATTTCTGGAGAAGCTTTCTGCACGATCAATACGTTGCGGGCAACCACTCTCCCGATTGCCGCCGGAACGAGATTCATCTTGACTCCTTTCCCACATTTTCTTCAGGAGAATTAACTACTCCTTTTAAATAATCATCGAGCCCGATAAATGGTCCCGAATCTATTTCGGCTTGATCAAATTGAATATCCGCGGCATCTTCTTTCAAATCCTCAAGAACTTTACGATCTCTTGATCCATTAGCTTCAGTTTTAGAAAGAAAGAAATCGCATACATGCTCAACTCTTCTTGCGAACTCTTTAAGATCTATTTTTCGACTCATTCAGTTCATCCAAGAGGGATCGGTTCTGGAAGATCGAGTAGAAAACCATCGCGTGCGCGAGAAACTCCTGCCCCGCGTAGATCCGTCCAACCCCACCGATGATCGGTATGGCTAGAGGCAAGGCCCACCAACTCATAAAGATCCGCAACTGACGCTGATTCATATCGGCTCACCAATTCAAATAGTCGGTCGATTACTTCTTCGGCATCTGTTCTTGATTCTAGTACAATTTCGTCGAAATCATGTCGTGAACGTGCTTGACGACTCAATGCTCTTTGAGGCGAACTCATTCTATGAGGTCCTTGTGAAATCCGATTGTAAGTAACATAACCGGTTGGACCAGATGGAGGAGCTGTAGATCCCCTTCTTCGAGATTCCCCGAAAAATAGTCTTTCTACGCCTTGTGTGATTACTTCGACAACAGTATCTTTTGCTGCTGGAAGTAATACGTCCCAAATAGCATAGCCTATAGCTGTTTTAGCCGAGCCCGCAATAAATACTTCGGAGAACTTTTTTCGAAGAGGCTTTTTTCTCCGAATTGCCTGCCCTTTTGTAATTTGTTCGAGATTCTCTTTCTCTTGTTGTATCCTTTTACTTGCCTCACTGTTAGGCGGAAATTCAGGCTCCATTTATGTCCTTAGTTCGGAAAATAAAAAAAACTGAAGCCTCCGTTAGGAGGCCTCAGCTTCTACTACTTCGTCTTCGATTTCCTCTTTAGTTTTCTCGAACTGAAGGTGTGCGGCCTTGAACAGGTGATCGACGTGGTTCGAAGCTTTCTCAACGACCATCGAACCAAGAACGAATCCGCCGATGTTGACCAGAGCCTTATCGACTCCGGTATGAACGACAGTGTTCGTCTTGATGACGTCACTGAGAACCTTCGCTACGCCGAACGTTGAAACTAGGCGCACCGCACCTCTGATGAGAAGTACTGGAGGCATTTCAGCTCCTTGTAGTAGGTTTCATAATATGACATGTTTAATTTGCGAATTAGTCGCCCAGTACAACTTCTCCAGATTGAATACGCGATCCAAGAGCCGCTACTTCTTCTCCAGACATTTTATCAAGGTCGACTTTAGTTATAATTTTTGGCTCTGGTTTAGGAACCTCTGATAGTCGAGCTTCACTTCCCATTTCTTTCAGAGTTTGACCTTCGTTTTCGTTAGTTCCCGCTAGTTTTGCAGCTTCTTCACCCATTCCCTTCGGGATGATTCCGTTGATGAACTCAATGGCCTTAGCAGTATCGGTTACCAGCTCCATGAATAGTACCGAATATGCCTCGCTCGATTCGAATTCATCTCGAAGTTGTTGATTCTTGATAAATCTCCGACCGTCTTCAGATTTCTTACCATAAGCGCCCAGAAGGATACTCTTGAACTCAGCAATAATGGCTTTACCATCTTCTGCAGCGACGATTCTCTTCAACGATTCAGACAGGCCGCCTTTATGGCTCATCTCAAGCTCAACTAGCTCTGCTTTAGATAGATGAAAGAAGAAGTCTTCACTAACTTCTTCATCATTGAAATCGGTGTACGTAATCGTCTTTTTAAGCACGTCATCCTTTCTGAGATTTCTGAGTGGCTTGTATCCGTTTAAATACACATTTCAGGTACTCGCAGACTGGTTACTGCACATACCACCACTCAGCCTTTTATTCCGGAAGATATCTAGCTGCGTCACACATCTGGATGATGGTACAATGTTCGAGTTCTCTTCACTGGTCGTAGAGGCGATCGTATTCCGCAAAAGGGGCGGGAACGAAGTCAATTGCGATACATGGGCGATTGTCAGAGGACAAAGTCGTTGAAAGTTGCACGTCCATCTGCGCATTGGCATTCCATCCGACCATGTCCGAATATGTCGTAGCGGGAAGTCCGAGCTCGTCGTAGAAAGAGCTGAGACTGGCGTACATATGATTATTCAGATCGTGATTGACCTTGTTTACGGCTTTCTTGACTTCCTCGACCGTGCTCTGGAAGTATCTGCCGGTCGTCATATCATAGAAGAGAACTTCGCCCGTACCCACGACAATAACCTCACCCGAGTGCACGGGCTGGTTATTTACTCGGTCCTGGGAAACCTCATCCCGGATCGCCTGATCTTCCTTCTTCCCAAGCTTCTGTACAACCTTCGCTTTGTACTCCTGGAGAGCTCGTTCTGAAATTCCTGAAGCAACCGCCAGTGCTGCAATTTTCTTGGAAGCAATCTTGTTGGCCACAACGATGCAGGTAATAGTAATCAAACCAGAGCTGAACGGCGGAATATAAAGTTTCCAGACGAGCTTCGCCTTTGTCTTGTTAGTCAGCTCTGCGTCTACAAATCCGTTCTCAGAACTTCTTTCTTCTGATCGGATGACCTGTTCTGCGTCGATGATTCGGGCGGCCTTGAAGGTGGCACGGCCGGTCAAATATGCAGTCGCAACAGTACCGACGACACTTGCTCCCGTTAGAATGGTGGTGGAATTATCGTTCACCAAGAACTTCGCTCGTTGTGCTAGACCACTCAATCCAGTCAACATAATTAACCTTTCATCTTTAGCATGAATATGGTGGATATGGCGAACGAGACTTACGCATTTCGCGAACAAAGATCCAGATCAACCAAAGCCCCCACGTGAGAAGAACCATGAAGCAGTCGAACACGAAATTGAAAAACCCGTAGCTCTTCTTTTCGACGAACACAACGGGGTACACTGCTCCTCCTTTCCGAAAATAAAAAAGGAAAGGGATCAGCACCTTACAGCGCTCTGCTCTACGGCAATAGAGCAGTCCCCTTCTATTATGGTATGTGTTTTTTCTGCGAATTGAAGTCGTGTTCAGCTTTTAAATATAGAGCAGTCAACTTTGGCATCTTGACCCATCCGATGCAAACTCTTGAAAGTTGGTTGGCCAATGCTTCGCAGAAAGGATCGGGCTCGTCTGATTTAATTCGAGGATCACGATCCCACCACCATGGTCTATCCTGAGGCCCTCCCAAAATCGGTTTGGCAAGTTCACGTAGCTCGTCAGTCCACCAAAGATCATCAGCTACATGAATACCTTCATGATACCAATCCTTCCAATCCCATTTTGTTGTTAGAGATCCGACCCAGTACACAACTCCGTTGTCTCGCTTGTAGTAAGTGTAATCTTCGTAATCTGGTCCTGGGCCTAAATGCGTTCTGAATTCAGGAAGAACTAATTTGGACTCTTGTCTTAACCAAGCTATTCGCTCTCGCTTAGTCATGCTCAGATTTTAGCGCTGAGAGTATATATGACAGCTCTTCTGACAATGTCTCCTCCAATATAGACGGCAATACACGTACTTACACTTCTAGTAATTAGCTCGGCCAGCTTTTCGTAATCGAGTGGTTCAGCTTCGACGATTTCTGGATCTTTGACCATTTTCACTTGGAGCGACCTTCTTCGCCACATTAGTTTCTTTCTCCTATCCAGTCAATTAGGCGATTGTCCATCTCTCGAGGATTATCTCTCATTTCTCCGGCACGGTAACTCATTTCAAAGCGATCAAACGCTTTTATCATATTGTGAATTTTTGTGGTGGTTTCTTTGAAAGCTTTTGTCGTTCTGCGAAGAGGTTCGAAAATCACTTCTTTACTAGGAGGAACTCCTTGTAGTCTTCGGCGATATGCACGAGTGCGTTCGAACGGTGTCCTTGAATTGCGCTCCTCCGCTTCTTCTCGTTTACGAGCTTTCTTAGCTTTCGCGATTCCTTTGTTCCCGCCTTTCTTACCTGGCACGATTCTCCTTTCGAAAAATAAAAAACGAAAGGTACGCGAATCTCTCATGTAGAGAGGTTTCACATTGTCTGTACCTTTCATAATAGAGTGTGTTTTTCTCGCGAAAAAAGGAAAGCCCTTGTTTAAGGGGCCTTCCTTCACCACCTACTTGGTGATGACGACTTGGTTGGGTCTCCAGTCGATGTGCTTCGAGATCAGACTCCACGCACTGCGGATGAGCTTGCTCAGGATGAGCGCCCACACGACAGTGACGATTAGACTGACTGTGAAGCGTACGATTGGGGTGATCAACGCGGCCATTTTCACTCCTTTATAGGTTTCATTATATCATATGTAATTTTTGCGAATTTTGGCAAAAAACTAAGGCCCCGGTGTATTGGGACCTTAGTATTGGTTACTTTCCTTCCTGTAGAGTCTTGACTCCTTCGTCGATGGCAGTTGCTATGGCTCTGAGGTTCTCTGCGGCGGCTTGCAGCTCTTCAACAGACGTATGCTCGTCTGCCAAATCTTGGCCAAGCCGTTGCAAAGCTACTCCCATAGCTTTTAGCAACATTTTCCACGGGTTAATGAGTTCCATAACTCTCCCTAGGTAGGTTTCATTATGTGAGGTGTTTTCCTTGCGAAAGCTGCTAGCTAATATCTAGACTTTGTGGGAAAATTACCCCGCGGGGTTTTTTTGGAATCGAAAAAAAGGAAGTCCATGTTCAGACTCCCTTTTCAAATTGTGCTATCTAACGACGACGGTGTTACGCCTACGCATCTCACGAACGAAGATCCAGATGAGCCAGAGTCCTCCTGTGAGGAGAACTAGGATCACATCCAGGATAAACTTTCCGAATCCGTAGTGCATAATCACTCCTTTCGGATAGATTACACTTTCGTTATATACGATGTAATATACGCGAAAAAATAAGAGAGCACAATCGTTCCCGCAGTCCAGACACGCTCTTTTGGTCTGTGTCTATATGGGGCGTGATTATGCTCTCATTATACGCCATGTTTATCTTGCGAAAAAATATGAAGAGCCGCTTTCGCGACTCCCCATATTCTTTCACCCTTCGTTGAGCTAGACCCTTGGCTTTATTAGCAAGCCCATAGCTCTCGAGGTGATGACATTCACGTGCTCGTGCTTGATAATCATCAGAATACCCACGAGATTACCAATGATTACCGCCAACGTATCGCGGCTGACTGCAGGAGGCTTGTTCTTTTCCTTCTGCTTGCCCAGCTCGTCGATGATGGTCAATAACGTTTGATATTCCGGTGTGCCAAATCTATGATCCTTCAGAGCACGAGTCGCTCTGTCAATCTCGAGATCGAGTGGGCTTGGATCTTTCCAAAACATACTCGCTCCTTCGATAGAGTTTCATTATACGAAATGTTTTAATCGCGATTGAGTTTTTCTTCAGGAGCGTCGACCTTGAACACTACTTCTTTCTTGAAGCGGATCTCTTCTGGGTATTCATTGAGTTCAAGAGAATATACGGTCTTTTCTTCACCATCGTAAATATGTATAACTCCGGTATAAGAAGTTATACGATATAAAAATGTTTTAAGAAGGAATCCTACAAGCATGCCGAGAATATAGATTAAAATCCATAACAGGATTCCCACAATTTCCTCCTAATCAAGTGCGGCTACGGTTGGATATGATTTCTGTCCTGCATCATCTTGCGATCGAATATACTCTACCACTCGGCACTTCGTTACGATACCGCTATTTCCCTGCACCTCGATGATATCTCCGAGATTATAATCACGCCCGTACTCATATTGGCTAGTCGGAACAATTTCTCCATCTACGGCTTTGATCAAAGGGTTAGCCGCTAGTGTATCTTTAGCTTTAATATCCAGAAGCTGTTTGAGTCTTGCGGCGTCTCCTGGTGGATCGATCGATTCATTCGTAAGTTCATTGACAAATACTTCCATAGCGCGCAAATCAAAACCGGTAAATTCCGGTGCTCCCGTCAATCCCCATGCCCCAGGGTCAGTTGGAGTGGGAGATGTGACATTCGGAGCATACGAATATACTCTTGTTTTAAGTGCAGCGATGGATTGAACCTCTTCGATATCCGTCAATGAGTCTGTAAATGGAGAGAATCGAACTACTGGATTCATTGCTTGATCGCCCGAACGGTCGACTCCTTTGTAACTGCGAAAGCCGAGAACGTACGATGAATCGTCCGCAGACTCTAGCGTAATTTGCATTCCAATTTTGTAAGCAGTTGCAAATTCTCGAAGACCATCGTAAACTGGTCCGTAATTTATAACAGCTACCACATTCTCACCCGATCGATCATAATCTTTGAGCTCTAGTCCTGGGATTATGAGCTGATCAGGATAAGGGACGCCCATAGGAACGGCGCCATTCAAGAAGGGACTGTCTCTGTGGCACATGTTCCATACAATAACCCACAATACCCAACCCGCAGGCCCACCTTCAATTGTCCACGTCGATTCGTTATGTGAAGCAGATGTTCGAATGAACCGATTGTTGAGCCAAGACAAAAGAGAGATACCATTAAACGTGATAGTTTTTTCCTTCTGCTCAATGAGCATGGTTTCCAACATCATGATCTCATCGGATTCGGGAATTCCGATAAACATACCAGTACCTAGTTTTTTGAGAGAATCTTCATTTAGAGGAACAACCAGCTCAATGTCACTATCTCCGTAGTATCTCTCTGTCCAGATTATCGACTTGAATACGTCGATCGAATTCTGACGCAGGAATTGGCGATTCAAAGTAAAAGGTTCCATTAAAGACCACCGAATCTTGGGTAGTATGTAAGAGACCAGTCTTGTACCCCGGCATCTGTAATAACTGAAAAGTTGTTCAATCCGGGTTTGAGCGTTGGCCAATCTGCTCCTTGCTCCACGTTCGCCAACAGGCTCTTAATGACGCCTGTATCCAATGCTACATTCTGTACGAATTTGTTTCCGGGAACAGAGCTGAGTTCGAAATACTTCGTGGAGGTTACTGACGCGTTAACGTTGAAACTGGTGACGTCTGTACTCCCATTTTGAATGCCAATACTAACTGGTGAAACTCCAGAAACATAAGTAACTTCTACATTGATCCCTGCTTCGACATCTCCAACATAATCGATAGGAGTCACAGTACCCAGAGGACGAACAGCTCCACCTGTTACCACAACTGGAGTAAGCGCGATGAAGTAGGGGTCTGGGCAGATAATTGACACGATCATTTCAGGATCGTTGCTGAATTGATTGATCTCTGCTGATTCTACAATTCCCGTAATCTCTACTGTGATCAGGTCGTCGCTGTAGAAGACGAGTCGTACAGGGCTCTTTGGCATAAAGTAACGATAGAGAAGTCGCCGTAGACTTTCGTATGTCCAATCGTCCCAATCAGGGTTTATCCCCAATGTAAGAACGATGTTTCGGGTCAGTACGCTGTCTCCAACGTGGGCTGCCCCATCGATAGATCCGTACGGCGAAGTGTTGACAGAAGCTTTGACCGGATCTAGCCCCTCAATATTTCGAATTTGAATCAAATCCGTTTCGGCTCGGCCAGTCGGACTCAAAAGTAGCTGAGGAGCCGACTCCCACGAGCTATATGCCTTGACTTCTGTCAACACGGCCGTTTAAACCTCCTATTTAACACCCAGTGCCGTTTTGATTTGTGAAAGTTGGTTCTTGGTTTGTCTATAGATCTCTATACTCGACAATGACTCTGGCGAATAATTATTCTGTTCGAAGTTGAACGAAGGTCCGTTAGCTGCTGCGAGTTGCTCGGCATCCATCCTAGCTTGGTCGACAGATATTGCTGAAGCTGTCGCTGCGGAAACCGAGGCAGAGAGAGAATCACCAGAGGTCAATCTCTCAAGCTCGGCTCTTCTACGCTGAACTTCAGTAAGGTCTAGGATTGGTGTAATAGTAGGATTCGCATCCAGAGAACCCACTACAACATCGGAGAGATTACGCATAGACTCTTCCATCGCTGTAAGAGCGTCGTCCGCCGTTCCCTCGATAGCATCTGTTACTGCTTTCGAAGAATCAGTAAATCCCTTGGCCAGACCCTCCATTGTGAGCCGACCAAGGTCTGCAAATACCTGCGATGGCGACTTGATCTTCAGCTTTCTCTTGATCCTGTCGACCATGTCGTCGGCAAGATCGTTCATGATCTTCTGAAGTGCATCTTTCTGAGATTCTAGCCCAGCAACGAGTCCTTCGGCAGCCTTTATACCTGCATTATAGAGATTGGCCGCAGCATTCTCCCCAAGAGATCCTGCTGCCGAATCCAAATCGGTATCCAGAGCATTGATGCTATCGATGGCTGGCTTACCTCCAGCAAGCAGCGCCTCGGCGAATTCCTGACCAGATGTACCCTTGTCAAGGAGCATCTGATACGTCGCATCATCCAGGCCGAGTGCTCGTAGCTGCTGAAGTGTCTCATTGTATTTCTTAACGGCGGCTACCTGATTCGTCAGAGATTCGGTGTACTTTGCGAGCTGTTCCGCTCCGGTGAGAGTCTTACCTTGCTCATCCGTCGAGCTGATGTCAGGCAAATCTTCGTATTGAGCTTTGAGATCTGCGATAACATCTTTTACTTTCTCGATTTTCTCGATAAGAGCAGCATACTCTTCAGCTCTCTTGAGTAGCTCGCCCTTACCCGCTTTGAGACCCTTGTTCAGAAGCGTCTGAGCATTTGTTACTTTATTCAGTTGGATTTCGTGTAGTTTGAGAGACTTCGTTAGAGCATCAATCTGCGCCTGCTCTTCCTTGGTCTCTTTCCCCTTCTGCAGCTCTCGGATTTTCGCTTTCTCGTCGCGAATAGTCTGCCTGAGCTCTGACAGTTTTTGACTAAACTGCTGGTTCATAACAGCAAAGGCGTTCTTGATATCGTCAGTTGTTCCCGCCTTTAGACCCTGAGTGAACCCAGCAATAACGTCTCTACCAATCGCATACATGACCTTGGACGGGGATGTAATCTGGAAAATACCTTTAAATGCGTTGATAACGCTATTGCTCATTACTTCGGCAGCATTTACCGCGCTTGCGGCGTTAGCCAATCCGTTAGCAAAACCTAGAACAACGTTCTGACCAATCTCATAGAATACCTGGGAAGGTGACTTGATATGCAGAGCTTTAAGAGCTGAGTCTTTGGCTGACGAAGCCATACTCCTCGCCTTTTCCGCCAATTCACCAGCCATACTCCCCATACCCGCAACCATGCCCTTAACAATTGCGACACCAATCCTGAAACCTGCGTTACGCATTTCAGGCTCACGCTTTTCGATTGTGTCAGCGACACCATTCAAGAATTTGATAATCGCGTTCGCTCCGGCGTCGAGCAAGCGATTAGAATTCTTCTGAAGAGCGTTGATAAATTTGATCATCGCATTTGTAGCTGCGGTAACGATTCTTGGTCCAGCATTGCCTACACCTTGAATAAAGGCAAGTAGAACGTTTGTACCCGCTGTGACAACCCTTCGAATGTTTTGTGCAATACCATTCAGAAGGTTCGCGATGATACGACCGCCAGCTGCCACAACTCTTGATAGACCGCTAGCGATAGCACTGAGGAATCTAACCACGATATTGATTCCCGCGGTGACAATCTTTCCTAGACTGTTAGCAATTCCTCTCAGGAACGCGGTTACGATTTGCACTCCTGCAGAAACAAGCTTATTAATGTTCTTAACAATACCGTTCACAAATTCCTGGATGATCTCGATTGTCAATGCGACAATTTGTTTGATATTATTTCTAATACCAACCAGAAGAGCGATCAACAACTCGAAACCAGCCTGAATCACTCTTGCCTGATTCTGCTGTAGTACCTGAATCAGAACCGTGATCAGAGTATAGACCAAAGGTACCAACTTAGGTGCGAGCTGAATCATGGCCGTAATAACTGAATCAAGAATCTTGACCACTGCGTCGACAAACTGTGGGGCTGTATCGGCAAAGGCTTGTACAACCTCGAGCAACCCGAGAACCAGAAGTTTGGCATTCTCG